AGTACCAGCGGATGAACAAGCGCCTGGACTTGGCTGGTGCTGTTCGCGATTTGTCGCAAGGCAAGCGCGTGACAGGTGTTGCTGCTGAGTTCACACAGCAAGCGTTGAACGAGGTGCGCGGATCTAACGTGACCTTGAAAGGTCAGCTTAGTATTCCTGCTTCTGCCATGCGTGCTTTGGGTGACGCTGGTGACTTCGGTGCCGGTTCTGGTTTGGCCAACGCTCCTGGCTTTGTAGGTACACAAGTTACTGACGGGATTGCTGCCTTGGCCGCTCCTACTCAGTTCGAAGCTATGGGCGGACGTGTGTTGAATGGCTTGACTTCCAACGTCAACGTGCCAATCGTAACGGCTGCTGCTACTATTGCATCAGCTGCAGAAGGCGTAGACGTATCCAGCGCAGCCAGCACCATCGGCGCACGCTCACTGACTCCTACTCGCTACGGTGCTTTCGTTACCGTGACCGAGCAGTTGATGCTTCAAGGCGGTCCCGCTGTTGAGAACCTCATCACGCAGGACATGGTCACGCAGCTCAACCGTCAGATTGACAAGGCTGTGTTCGACACCATCATCGGAGCCGGTGACGGTGACAGCGCTGCAGCCGTAAGCACGGCAGCTATGTTGGTTGGTGAAGGTGTTTTGATTGCTGCTGGTGTTGACTTGAGTAAAGTCAAGGTCATCGCAAACGCTACCGCACACAATTTGATTGCTGGTGAGGCTATCGTGAGCAGCGTTGACGCAACAATCAACCGCGCCAGCGCTGGCAATTTCTCAGCTATGGGTTACCCATACTACGTCACCGACCTGTTGCCAGCCAATGGTGTACCAGCGGAAGGCACGTTGATTATGATGGACCCCAACCAAGCTGCCGTACTAGGACTATTTGGGGGGCTCGACATCAATGTTAATCCGTACGTTTTGGACCTGAGCCATGAGGTAAGAATCAGCATACATCGTTACGCCGACTCAGCTGTCCTCCACGCCGGTGCAGCTTACACGTTCCACGACAACGCAGCTTAATAGCTGGTTGACATACAAAAGAGAAAGGCCGGCACTGCGTCGGCCTTTCTTATTTTTATGGCATGCAAGTAGACATCACCGGCGCGGCAGTAGATCAAGACACTATCATCACGGTGGCTGATCTAAAGGCACACATGCGCGTCACACATACAGCAGAGGACACTCTTATTAGTGCGCTGCGCTCCGCAGCCATCAGCTGGGTAGAAGAGCACTGCAACATTAAGCTGGGCAGCTACACCGCACGCGGGTACTTACCAGGCTTCTACAACTCATACATTCCTATCGGACCTGTGACGGCTGTGACCGAAGTAAAGTATCAGACGACAGCAGACACCGACTACACAACCGACCTCACAACATTGGTAGCAAGCAACTGGTTTACCGACACCATCAGCCAGCCGGCGCGCATTGCGTTTCGTGACTATCCGAACGTTTACGAGTACGCACTTACTCCGGTGGTGGTTTCGTTTACTGCTGGATATGGTACCATGCCGGCTCCAGTGCTTCAGGCTATCCGCTTGCTGGTAGCGCACATGTACGAGAACCGGCAAGAGGAAATCGTTGGCACTATCACTACGCGTCTTAAGTTCGGACTTGACGCGTTGCTTAATCCGTTCCGCATCATCTACCAGCCATGAAGAACGCAGGACGACGAGACAGGTATATTACGCACCGCGCGGAGACGCTGACACAAGACGACTTTGGGCAGCCCACGGTATCGGCTACCGTCGATACGAATATGTGGGCGGAGGTTGTTTACGCTGGCAGTGCAAGCGAGAGCATGAAGGCCTATCAGATATTTCCGCAGCGCAGTCTGACGTTTGTGGTGCGGCATCCCAACCCCACCGACGACGTGAGCGGCCTGAGTATTTCGCAAGACGATACAATAGTATTTGAGTCTCGTGATTATGAGATTTTAGGATTCGAGGAGATAGGCCGCCGCGATGGGTTGCGCATCTTCTGCAAAGAGACGGGAACCGATGGCAGATGAAATAAAGGTTGAAGGCTTAGACGAGCTGATAAAGCAAGTCGGCCGGATTGGGGAGTTTCCCAAGGTGATGTCGCAAGAGCTTAGAAAAAGCAACCGCGAGATTGGACGCATGGCATCACGAAAAATTAAGCCACAGATTCCGCGCAGTGGTAAAGACTTTAAAGTTTACGAAGGAACACCCGGACCAGGTCGAGCAAGACCAGGCGAAGGCAAGGTGAGATTGACAGTACCTAGCGGCACACTGCGGCGGTCCATTGGTGTTCGCAACAGTCGCGGCAGCCGAATCAATGTATTTGTTGGACCGCGTAAAGGTGGAGCAGAACGCAATGACGGTTGGTTCGCGGGCATTGTAGATGACGGCCACATCGGAGGCCGAAACAAATCCACCAACAGCCGCAACTACAATAAGATTGCGCCGGCACTGGCTCGCTTGCGTCCGGCTATGGAACGGCTGATGATTATCAAGTACCGCAAGGTGTTTGAACAATTTAAACTCTAATGGAAACAGGCAAAGCGATATATAAGCTATTGAAAGACAGCGCCGACGTAGGTGCTATCTGTGCAGACCGCATCTACCCGGAGCTGGCACAGCAGGACGTTGACACGCCGTTCATTGTCTACACCGTAACGGACACCACGCCAAGCGGAACAAAGAACGCTACGTCAAAGCTGGACACCTCGCGTGTCGAACTGTACTGCGTCTCTGATGACTACACGCAGGCTATGTCTTTGGGTATCGCTGTGCGCGATGCACTCGACAGGCAGAGCGGGACCATCAACAGCGTACAAGTGCAGTCTGTTGACTTCGATACCTCTGACGTACAGTTCGACCCCGAACAGCGCGTGTATGTTTTGGAGCAGACGTACGACGTACGCATCCAGCGCGTAGGCACTGCCGTCAGCTATACGCTCTCACCATCCAATAGCATCACCATTGAGGAGGTTGACGGTGCGCCAACAGGCTTGGCTAACAAGCTGGTGTTCAGTAACGGCACGGTGACCATCAACGGCAACACCGCCACGATTACAAGCGGCGGCTCGCTAACAGTTAAAGAGGTCGACGGCACACCAAGCGATACCGCTGACACTATTGTAGTACCTAACGGTACGCTGTCGTTTTTAGGCAATACCGCCACACTCGACCTGTCACTGGATAACCTGGACACCAGCGGCATATTGGAAGAGATAGCGCTACAGCTGGCCGCCGATAGCGGTGTCACCAGTAGCGACTTCACCAACGGTTTGGTTGGTGACTTTGACCAAGACGGCGTTGTTGGTTCTGCCGACCTGATTGCATTCTTGGCAACGTTTGGCACGAGCCTAGCAAATGATGCAACGGAGCGCGCCGCACGACTGTCGGCAGCGTTTGCGAATGTTGACGGCACACCGTACGACTTTATGCGGAGCATCAACAGCATCACTCCAGATCGCGATGGTGACGTTAATCTCGCTACGTCGGACGTGACCGAGAGTGTCAACCTATACTTTACTGACGCACGCGCTGACGCTAGGATAGCACTGGCGAGAGTGGACCAACTGAGTGACACACCGGCGGGTATCGGTACCGCTGGCCAAGTGCTTGCCGTCAACAGCGGGCGCACTGGCTACGAGTTCGTCAACCAACCGACCACGCCGGACCTGAGCGATTACGTTCTGTCTGTCAACGACGAGACACCGGACGAGAACGGCAACATTGTTCTAGACACTGAGCTAATCCCGGAGAATCAAAACCTGTATTACACCGACGCGCGGTTCGATACCAGGTACGCGACGAAGACGCACTATCACAACCGCTATAGCACCGAAGCGGAGACGGCACGCAGCGGAGCCACAGCCAACGTGGAGCTGTACTATACCGCACGACCTGACGGCGACGGATTGGCGGAGAGCGAGACCAGCGACGTAGGCGTGACCGACACCATCAACCGCACGCTGTTCTACTCTACTAAGTTTGACGCCGACCCGGATACGGCTGGCGACTGGACCGAGTACACCACACAGCCAGCAGATAACGCGACCTTTGCCACAGCGAAGGCTGCACTACTTGCCGGCCTGAACGACACCGACGCTACAGCGGAGACGCGCGGCACCTTGCCGCTGTCGCTGAAGATGGTGCGCACGGTGACGGTACCGTCTAGTGACTTGTTACTCGACACCTACACTGGCGCGACGGCGGCGTACTCGGTGCGTAAGCTGGACAAAGATTACACTGGTAGCTGCATGCGTGTGCGCGAGGATAGCGGCGACACAGAAACAGATATTGGATTTGATAGTAACGGCGACCTTGACACGTCAGCCATCGCGACGCATTGCGGCAGCGCTAACGGTTACGTGGTTACCTGGTACGATCAAGCCAACATTGGAGGCACAGCCAACAACGTCACGCAAGGCACGTCAGGCAGTCAGCCGCAGATTTACAACGGCACGGCGGTGATTACTGAAAACGGAAAACCCGCTGTAACTTTTAATAGTGACAAACTTGTTAAGTCAAGCATTACCAATACTGATATATGTACCACAAACGCTCATACGTCTGTAACGGTTTTCAATGATACAAGCAGCTCAGGCTTTAAAGGCGTTTGGGGTACTGACGACCGCGTAATTGATTTCGTGACACGTTTGGGCAATACAAACTGGCAATATTCCTACGGTTCCAGCAGTACGCCAGAATTGAGAGGTTATAACGCCGCCGCGAGTGATTACAATACGCAGAATTTAAGTACAGTCTTTAAAGATTCCACGAATGGATATTGGCGATTAAATGGCTCGCAAATTGATACAAGTAGTGGCGGAACAACCGTAAACACAGGAACAACTAATTTGGAGTTAGGCGAGAGCGTCGGCTTAGCTTTTACGGGAAATTTACAAGAGGTGATTATTTGGCCTACCGACAATTATAATAACCGCACCGGCATCGAATCCGACATCATGACCTATTTCAGTATTACCTAATGGCTACCGTATACCTCCCCGTAACTGAGCGCATTAACCTCACTAGCGAGCAACGCGCCAAAGGCATCAGCCGCGAGCTGTACAACCTTAAGCTACCAAAGCACCTTCACGAACCTGGGCGAGTGACGACCATGCTACTGGCTACCATCCAGCACCCCGACACCGGGCAGTGGGCATGCGTTGGCGATACTGAACTAGCTATTAACGTCCACCCGGAGCGCGACCTGAATGCGTTGGTGGCATTGTTCCCGCAGCTGACGACAGACGAGCGCAGCGCGATGACTTACTACATAGCCACCAGCGACGTTGTACTGTTCCAGTACCTAATGCCGACAGACTCCGAAGTCTTGACGCAAGAACAAGCACAAGAGGCCGGATGGTTCGGTTCGGAATTGTAACTTGAGGTCATGGACTTTATCCTAAATAACTGGACAGAGCTATTGCTGTCCGCATTGGTTTTCGCCAAGGTCGTGGTCAACCTGACACCATCGGTGAAGGATGACCGCGTATTCGCGTACGTTGATCTCCTGATTAACGCCATCATCGCAAACAACATTAAAGAAGAGAAGTAATGGCCATTTTAAACGGCACCGTTTTCTTGCTATCGGTAGGCGGCACAGCGTTGGCTGACCAGACCGAAGGCAGCATCTCCATCAACATGGAGACTCGTGACATCACAACAAAAGACAGCAGCGGATACCGCGAACTGTTGGAAGGTCTCCGGTCGGGGTCTATCAGCGTTTCGGGATTGGTTGACGACGACGCAAGCGGAGGCGCTGGCGGCTCGTTGTTCACTCAGCTGAACTCACGCTCGTCTGTGGCTTTAATCTTTGGATTTGATGACGCATCAGACGACTACAACTACACATGCAACGGCTTCTGCACTTCGCTTGAGGTAAGCGCAGGAACTGAGGACAACGTAACCTATAGCGCTACGTTTGAAATCACCGGAGCTATTACCCAGGTCGTCGCCTAATGAAGCTGACACTTTCGGGTAAAGAGTTTACGCTGCGGTGTGATATGCGCGCACTGGCTAACGCCAAACGTGAGAGCGGTATCGACATTGGGAACTTAGAGGAGGACGCAGTACAGATCGGCACGCTGGTTTACTACATGGCACAAAGCGGTGCCAAGTTTGCCGGCGTTCCTTTCGACTATGACCTCGACGACTTCCTCGGACTCATCGACATGGCTGATATGGAAGCTATGACCAATGCACTTGTTTCACTTTTGGGAGGTGGCAACGGTCAAAAAAAAGCGAAGGCAAGCCGCTAACGTTTGACCATTGTATGCAGATCGGGTTGGGGCAATTACGCTTCAACCCGTCTGTGTTTTATGACATGACGTTCCAAGAGTTTCTATGGGCGGCGCAAGGCATGAACCTACAAGAGGAAGCCAGGCAACAACAAGAGTGGGAGCGCGCTCGGTGGTCGGCGGCGCTGGCATTAGCACCACACGCCAAGAAAGGACAGAAGGTCAAGCCTCACGATATATGTATCTTCCCATGGGAGAAGAAG